TGTTGAGACACTACAGATTATGAATGCTCTTGCTGGTCTTAGTAAGGGTTGGACTAATCATCCTGCTACTCGTATGTGGCGTGGTTATGAGCCAGCCCTACTTATCTATCAGAATTATACTTGTCGCGAGTGGGCAAGGCGAGGCTATAAAGACACTTGTTGGGATAAGACACTAGCCGTTTTTCAAGAACATTTTAATCTTGATAATGGTAAATCCCCACACTGGTTGGGGGATAATCGTGTGCATGATTCACATAAGAAAGCCCTTGTATTTAAGGATCCTATGTGGTATACTCGTTACTATCCTAATGTTGTTGGCGAATACAATTATTATTGGCCCGTCCCTAAGGAGGACATTTGATTCCGAAAGAACTCACAGAAAAGTTTCACCCTAGTCTGGTTAAGAAAAACCAGAAGAACCAGCATTACGTTTCAATTGATGAGTATATTAATCGTTTGAATGAGGTTCTTGGTGCTCGTTGGGCTTGGCAGATTAACTCGTGGAAGTGTAAGCCTATTTCGGCTACTACGAGTACGGGTAAGCCTCAGTATCTTGCTACTGTGCAGGGCACTCTTACGGTTATGCTAGAGGATATTGGTGTTATTACTGTTGATGATGATGAGGGTGATGGTCCGTACCTTACAACTCAGAGTGCTCGTGTAAGCCGTGATGGTATTGGTGCTGATATTAAGTTTGACCCTGATGGTGCCGTTAAGACGGCACAGGCTGAGGCACTTAAGAAGGCGTGTCACCAGTTTGGTATCGCCCTCTACTTGTGGAAGGAAGATGAGCGTGATTATGTAGACCTTCAAAATAAGGCTATTACGGATGATTCTAAGTTGAAGCATCTCGTGATGGAGTATACGATCCGTAATCTTGGGCTTGACCCGGATGAGCAGCCTCAACGCGAAGATATTATTAAGTGTCTTGGTATTGAGGATTTGAGTGTTGATAATATGCGTAAGATTCTTACTGAAAGGGGAGTTATTTAATGCGTGACTATCGTGATAATATGCATATTGCTTGTCACATTAGTGTGATTACGAATAATCTTAATCATATTCGTAAGGCGTTGGAGAAGTCTGTTGCGGGAGACGATGAGTATAGTCTATTGGATAATATGATTGAGGATATTCATCTTCGTCTTGAGGAGATTGAGTATATGCTTGGCGTTTGGGAGCAGGACGATCGTCCTTTGTGTAGTTGCAAGGACCCTGAGACTACACAAGCGTGGTATCAGTTTGATCGTTCTCAGCCGTCCGATTACAAGATGGACTAATGATTATTGCTATTGATACTGAAACAACGGGTGTGCGCTGGGATGATGAAGCATTCATGATTAGCATTGCCCTCATCAATAATGGCACCATGCTATCATATGTGTATGATAAGCGTGAGATTGATGATTGGGATGCAGCGTTGCACGAAATTAATCGGTATCTAGAAGCAGCAGATAGCATTGTAATGCATAATGCTAAGTTTGATATTCAAAAATTGTGTCGACTAGGGTATTCTTCCGATTTGTTTGCTGACAAGTTTGAGGATACACAAGCGATTGCTCATTTGATTGATGAGCATCAGCCTACAGGACTAAAGTATCTAGCCCAGAAGTATTTGGTTGAGACTACGGACGAGGATGAAGTGCTCAAGGCATATCGTCGCAAAAATAAACTCAAGAAAGAAGACGGTTATGAGCCTATTCCGCATGACATTCTCGCTCCGTACGCATTGAAAGACGCAGAGTTTACTCTTCGTCTATATAATATGTTGCAGCCTATGCTTGCTATAGAGTTGCATCCTTTGTATGAGATTGAGAAGGAACTCACACTAGCCTTGCTTCGTATCGAAGCACAAGGTTTGTACGTAAATCGTGTATATGTTACACAAAAACGTAAGGAGTATGGTGATCGGATTTACAAACTTAAGTGTCGTATTGGGGAACTTGTTGGGGAGGGATTCAATCCACAATCCCATCAACAGGTCCTCGCCGCACTCAATGAGAGAGGATGCGTGGTATCCTCTACCTCCAAAGACGCGCTCAAGCAAGTGGACGATGAACTCGCGGGACTGATCCTAGAGTTGAGAGAGTGTAATAAAATCAAGGCTACGTATTTTGATGCTTTGCATGATGAGGCGAAGAATGGTATTCTACATCCTAACTTTCGTCAGCATGGCACTCGTACAGGCCGTATGAGTAGTGGGAGCGCAGAAGCATGATTAGTGTTATTACTCCAACATACGAGACAAATCCCGACATTCTTGCAAGAACGTGGAGAAGTCTTAAAAACCAGACATATACCAATTGGGAGTGGGTTGTGTGGGACGACTCCAATAATGATAATGTGTTCAATCAGGTCTATGGTTTTTGTAGTGATGAGCGGTATAAGATTCAATTGCATCGCTCATACAAGAATATTGGTATTATTGGTATGGTCAAGTTGAGTGGTTTCTCTATGGCTAATGGTGATATTCTTGTAGAGTTAGATCATGATGATGAGTTGACTTCTGATGCACTAGAGTGTATTGCTGAAGCATTTGAGGATCCTGAAGTAGGCTTTGTATATTCTAATTGGTGTGAGATTAACCAATATTATCAGTCTTGTCGTTATCCTGATGGTTGGGCTTTCGGTTATGGGTCTGATTATTATGATGATGAGTATGGTGTGTGGGTTATGCGGGCACCAGAGTTGAATTATATTACGATGAGTCATATTGTTAGTGCTCCTAATCATGTTCGTGCTTGGCGGGCAGAAACGTATCGTAGTATGGGTGGTCATAATCCTATCTATCGTGTTGCTGATGATTATGAGTTGATGGTTCGTACAGTTTTGAAGACTCAGACGAAGCATATTGATAAACTATTGTACAAACAGTATATTCATGAAACTACTGCTCAGCGTGTGCATAATGCTGAGATTCAAGAGAATGTACATAAGATTTCTACTCAATATTCTGGTTTGCTTAAGGCAAGGTATGATGGATGAGTGGTGGGAAGAAGAACAATCAAATGATTTTGACCTCTATATTGTTAGTATGTTGGACCATCCCTCTGGTGTTCTATTGGATCATCCGTGGCCTGTTTTTGCCGACTCGTTTGAGGCAGCCATAACTACATATGAGGTACTAGCAAAGTGGGCAGCACAAAGGATGCTTGATACATGAACGTACAGAATATTCCACGAAGCCAAAAGGATGTGAAACGTGCATTCGTCCCGAAGTATGATGCATACTTATTCTTCGACTATAAGGCCATTGAGGTCAGACTCCTCGCATACTACTTGGCAGCAGGAATTGGTGACCATTCTTTGGCTACCGAAATCAATAACGGTTCAGATCCTCACACCGTCACGGCTCAGGGTTTGTATGACAAAGAGAATGTCACCGACGAGGAGCGGCAAGCAGGTAAGACACTAAACTTTAGTATTATTTATGGTGGTGGTACTCCTACGATTATGCGTCAGTTAGGTGTTCCGTATAAGGAAGCGCGTAGGCTTCTTAATGCGTATCATACTACTCGTCCGGGTATTAAGCAATTGAATGATGCTATTAGCAATGGTTTGCGGCGTGGTTATATTACTAGTTTGTATGGTCGTAGGCTGCATGTGCAAGAGGAACATAAGGCACTCAATGCGCTTATTCAAGGCTCTGCTGCTGATCTAATGCGTGATAGCGTCGTCAAGGTAAATAAACTCTTATATGCAGAATATGCTACACATATAGTTAATATCGTGCATGATGAGATTATTCTAGACGCTACCCTTAACGAGATTCCGTCCTTAGTAAAGGTTATTCCTACTCTGATGGGGAATAAAATGGTGGAGGAATTCGTTAGTATTGAAACAGACTGCGAAATCTCGTGGACTAATTGGGCAGATAAGGAGGCTTATCATGGCAATTGATGATCCTGTGAATAGTCCCAAGCATTATACTCAAGGCGATATGGAAGTAATCACAGCCATTGAGGGTATGGGGCTTGACTATCATCAGGGTAATGTGGTAAAGTATGTGAGCCGGTATCGTTACAAGGGAGGTATTCAGGATTTAAAGAAGGCTAAGTGGTATATTGATAGGCTCATCTTCATTGAGGAAGAGCGAGCAAAACAACACTATAGGAGTATGATATGAGAGTATTGAGTTTGACTAGTCCGCCGATGAAGGGCAAGGATGTTAAGGATGCACAGCGACGACTCCGAGAGTTTGGTGCTTGGAGTGGTAAGATTGATGGTGTATTTGGGGAGCAGACTGCACGAGCGTGTACGCAGGCTAAGTGGATGCTAGGGTATTCGGAGAAGAATATTCGTGGTACGTATGGTACTGATCTGCATGGTTACTTGACGGGTACTAAAAAGCCTACGCTTCTGATGCAGCAGCGTGTGAAGACTCGTAAGCCTAAGAATCTTGGTGAGGCTGCGCTCGTAGTTGCTCGTTCGTTCATCGGTACTAAAGAGAATCCTCCGAATAGTAACAAGACTATGTTCTCGTCTTGGTATGGTATCACGGGGCCTTGGTGCCTCATGTTCGTCACGTATTGTTTTAATAGTGTTGGTGCTAAGCATTTCAAGCCGGGTGTACGCTGGGCGTATTGTCCGTTCATGGTGAATGATGCTCGTGCCCAACGTTACGGCCTGAATGTTGTTCCGCAGGATAAGGTCAAGTCTGGTGATATTTGCTTGTTTGATTGGGCAGATGATAATGTTGCGGATCATGTTGGCATCGTTAGCGTGGCCCCCAATAAGCATGGTGATTTCAAGGCCATTGAAGGCAACACAAGTCATGGTAATAATAGTGATGGTGGTGCCGTGATGGTTCGTGATCGTCACACCTCTGATGTTATTTGTTTCGTCCGAGTCTGGGAGTAGAATATGCTAACGGAAGCACAAAAGAATTGGTTTGCGTATAACAAGGGTATCACAGAGGATACACTCAATGCATTCGGCATTAGGTCGGATGATGATTATGAGTGGGTTGTGTTTCCTTTTCCGCATGGTGAGAAGAAGCGTTATATTGGTCCCGGTAAGCGCAAGTTTACTAGCGTCAAGGGCGTACGCCTTGGTATGTTTCATGGTCCTCTAGATGATTGGAAGAATTGCTTCCTCGTAGAGGGCGAGACTGATACAATGCGCCTCTGGCAGGAGGGCGTCAAGAATACGTTTGGTATTCCCGGCGCTTACCTACTAGGCGATGCTGAGGCTGAAACACTCAACAAGTACGAGACTGTATATGTCGTACTAGATAATGATGCGGATTATAATACTGCTGCTAAGATTGATAAGGCTTGGTCGTCTATTCGCTCCAAGTTGGGTAGCAAGGCTAAGCGCATCATGCTCCCTGATGATGTCAAGGATATTGTAGAATTCTTTGATTCGTATACCCTTGATACATTCAAGAGTCTTATGAGTGAGGCTGGTAATGGTACCTTCTCTTATTCTGCACTAGACTTGGCTGCTCCTCCGCCCGAATATGAATGGCTTGTTGATGGTGTTATCGCTCATGGTGATACTACACTACTCGTTGGTGAGCCTAACGTAGGTAAGTCTTGGATCAGCCTTAGCCTCGCTGTTGCTATGGCAAATGGTGATGATAAGTGGATCAAGTGGGATATGAAGCATCATGGTCGCGTCCTATACGTTGATGAGGAGAATCCTCATGATGTAGTATACAATCGGCTCAAGCAACTCGGCCTCAAGAATTACGATAATATTCGATACTTGCATCGTCAAGGCGTACGGCTTGATCGTAGGTTCGATAAGTTCTTGGATGAGGCAATCACTTATCAACCCACACTAATCGTACTTGATAGTCTTACACGACTACATACGCAAGATGAGAATAATGCTGGTGCTATGGCTAAGTTGTTTAATGATAGCATTAATGTCTTGACAAATGAGACGGGTGCTGCTATTATTGTTCTACATCATACGAACAAGAGTGATTCTAACTCGTCGTATATCAAGACTCGTGGCTCTAGTGATATTGGTGCTGCGGTTGATTGTGGGTTGGAGGCTCGCGCAGAGGCTCCGGGGAGGTTCGGCTTGGTACACTTCAAGTCTCGTCGTAGACAAGCCGGAGAGGTTACACACATTGAGATTCGTGACACCGAGACAGGTGTTGCTCTTGTCCAAAACAATCAAGTTTTTTGAAAGGAGGTGTAGCATGGAAGAGTTCAATAGTCCGATGGAAAAGATGCTCGCAGAGGCTGGTAATGATGGTACGCTGATTGGTGAGCGTGTCGCTGGCGTTCTAGAGTTCCTTACTGTTCGCGCAGTCATTGATGGTCCTTTCTATATCTTTACTGATAATGAGGATGCGATGACTCTAATCGCTGCGGGTGATGTTGTTGATGTTATTCGCGCTTCGCTTGCAAATATTCCTATTAAGCGTTGGGAGGATGAGTTGGATGTAGAGGAGGCTGATGTTATTCCTTTTACGTCTAATTCTGATCCGGGAGATGAGCAGGATGAGCCTGCCGCCGAACAGGAGTAAACAATGGAAGGATTGGGAGCGTGAGGTTGCTCGTGATCTGGGAGGAAAAAGAACCGGACCACGAGGATTTGATGTTCCTGATGTAGTAGACTTGCCTGTGGAGTTCGCTCCAGAGTGTAAGTATCAGAAGCGACTCTCTTTGAAGGATGCTGATCTTAAACAAGCCCACCACAATGCTAGGGGCAAGGAGTGGAGCGTCTTTCTTAGAGAAGCCAAGTCTGGTAGACGATTCGTAGTTGTACCATATAAGACATTCCTCAAAATGTGGAATGCGTATACTAAGGAGAATACAAATGAGTGATTACATTACTGTTGCTGGTATTATTCAGTTTGATCCGCGTGAGCGGTCTGCTGCTGGTAAGGATGTTCGTGACGTGGCTGTTCGTGCCATTGGTAATAATAAGATGGTGAACATCACCGTCTGGCCTGAGAATGATAGCATCCCCTTGCAGAAGGGTGATTTTATTGTGGCTGATGGTAAGTTTACGTCTACTCCGGGACAGAACAAGGAGGGTGAGGCTGTGACGTATAACAATCTCTCCGCGACTGTCATTCATAACTTGACGGGTAGCGTTGCTGCGCCGACTAAGAAGGCTGCCAAGAAGGAGGCGGCTGTCACCAGCGATGCTGGGGATGACTTTCCGTTCTAATGAGAAGCCCTGATGAGAATCGCATCAGGGAATATGAACGACTAATTGCTACTGCTGCATACAAGTTTCGTAAGGCAGCAGAGTATGATGATCTGTATCAGGAGGGCATGATTGCTGTATGGTCGTGTCCTCCTGACGCGGATCCCCGATACATTAGTGAAGCAATCTTTAATCGTATGAAGAGTTGGGTGCGCTTCACAAAACGCTTACGCCATATGCAAGAGGCATCGTATGAGCAGATTAAACAGATGGAGGATACGGATGGACCATCATTATTCGGAACAAAATATCGAAGTGTTACTCAGAAATTATAGTACCTTTGAGACTGCCATTGAGGGGTCTCTAGAGGATGAGTCTATGCGTATCACTAAGATTGAGTTGGATACTGCTCTACGTAAGTTGCGTGGTTATAGCGTTAATCTGTATAATTCTGTGGTTGGTGTATTCGTTCTAGGTACGCCGATTCAAGAACACGCAAAAGAATATAATATTAGTAAGCGGCAAGTTCATCGTCGGTTGGATGATGGGCTCCACTTTCTTGTAATGATAATGAATGGAGAAGTTCTATGATGAGGATTGATACGAAGGACACTAGCCGTTTTGATTTTGGATTAGATAAGCCGCTAGAGTTGAAGGGTGATTGGGCGGTTACGGCTGATTGGCACGTTCCACTTTATGATGCTGAACTCGTAAATGAGTTCCTTACTCAAGCAACAGGATATACTAACTTGTTGATTGCTGGTGATTTTCTTAATGGTGACTCGTTGAGTCAGTATTATCCTAAGCAGAAGAGTGCTGGCATTGAGAAGGAGTTGAGTGAGGCCCAAGCATTGATGGAGATTCTATGCTCTAATTTTAAGCAGATTGTGTTCCTTAGGGGTAATCATGATTATCGGTATACTAAGAGCGCTGAGTATCGTGAGTCGTTTGTAGAGTCTATGACTGAGGTTTTCAAAGAGGTTCCTCGTCATGGGTGCAAGTTGCGGTTCAGTAATTTGGATCATTGTTATGTTACGAGTAATCGTGAGCGATATTTTATTGCTCACCCGGATTCGTATTCTAGAAATCCTCTTAGTAATCCTATTAGTATTGCTGAGGTTAAGAAGTGTCACGTCTTGACTGCTCATACGCATCATTGTGCTATGGGTTGGGATCCTAGTGGACAATATGTTGTTGGAGAGTTGGGTGGTTTCTTTAATATCCAACAGACTGAGTATCTACAGGGTACGAATGCGTATCCTAATTGGTGTAATGGTTATTGGTTTATTCACGATGGTAAGCCGCGTATGTTTAGTTTTGGTAGTCGGGGTCTTCGCGCTACTAGTTGGTAATATAAATGGGGCCGTGGTGGAATAGGCAGACACGACGGACTTAAAATTCGTTGCCTTCGGGCGTGAGGGTTCGATTCCCTCCGGCCCTA